TTTTTGTCTTGGCAATGTATTGAAATATGCATCAAGATATGGCAAAAAGAACGGAGCAAATCGTGAAGATCTTATGAAGATTATGCACTATACTCTATTAGCAATTAATGAACATGACTTAAAGGAGTCTGATAATGAAACTTAGTAATGAAATAAAAGATGTATTGAATAACTATCAAGGTATCAATAGCAATATTGCTCTTGGTGAAGAAGGTGGATTTATCCGAACGATGTCCACTTCTAAAACTCTTATGTCAAAAGCTCATATAGCTTTTGATGCACCATACACATTTGGCATATATGACTTAGGTGAATTCCTAGCTTGTCTTAATATGTTTGATGATCCTACATTGTCATTCGATGATGATAAAAAGTTTGTTAATATTACTGATGGTGTTACAGCATTCAAATATTACTTCTCTGATATCGACATCCTGACAGTCCCAACAAACGATATTAACTTACCATGTGAAGATCTAAAATTTACACTAACACATGATGAGTTAAATCAATTACGTAAAGCTTCTTCTACTCTTAAAACCAGTAATCTAAGCATACGTAAAAACGATAGTGCTTTGTTTATTGAATGTGTTATTGTCGATAAACAAAACCCTACATCTAATCAATTCACAATGAACGTTGCGAATTGTAGTATAAATACTGATGCTGAATTTGATTTTGTGTTTGACATAAACAATTTCAAATTTAAACCTGCTGACTCATATGAGTTTGGTATTGATAAGAAGCAGGTAGCATTAATAAAGGCGGGTAACACAGACTACTGGGTTGCTCTTGATAAAACTACAACATTTAAGGAATCATAATGGCAAAGAAAGATAAAGCAACTGAAGCTCCAACTGAAACTGTAGAACAACCACCTGTGCCTCAAGGACAGGGACTTAACCTAAGTGACATTCGTGCTTGCGTTAGTATTATTGATATAGTAACTAAACGTGGTGCGTTTGAAGGTGTTGAGTTATCAGATGTTGGTGCAGTACGTAATCGTTTAGATAATTTTCTAAAAGCTGCAGACGAAGCTCAAGCTGCAAAAGTAGCTGCTGAAGAAGAAACTTCAGATTAGTAAGTATGTACTTTTAACTAAAGCATGGTATAATATTACCATGCTTATTATATTATGAGGTGTATGTGAAAGAATTTTTATTCGTAGAAAAGTATAGACCAAAAACCATTGAGGATTGTATTCTCCCTAAAGACTTAAAGGAAACATTTCAAAAGATAGTCGATAAGGGAGAACTTCCCAATATGATGTTTACTGGTTCAGCTGGTGTAGGTAAGACTACGGTAGCCAAAGCATTATGTCATGAGCTAGATCTTGACTATATGTTAATCAATGGATCAGAAGATGGTAACATTGATACCCTTCGTGGTAAGATCAAACAGTTTGCAAGTACTGTATCATTACAAGGTGGATTCAAAGTAGTTATCCTCGACGAGGCTGATTATCTTAATCCTCAATCTACACAACCTGCTCTTCGTGGTTTCATTGAAGAGTTTAGTGATAACTGTAGGTTTATCCTTACTTGCAATTTTAAGAATCGTATTATTGATCCTCTCCATTCGAGATGTTCTATATATGAATTCAATATAGGAAACAAAGCTTTGATGGCAGAGCAGTTTATGAAACGCCTTCAATTCATTCTTGATTCCGAACATATCATATATGACAATGCAGTGATTGCAGAACTCATTATGAAATACATACCTGACTGGAGACGTGTCATCAATGAATGTCAAAGATATGGTATGAGTGGTCACATTGATACCGGCATTCTTGTTACTCTATCTGAGTCAAGTGTCGCTGGTCTTATGGAAGATCTTAAGACTAAGAACTTTAAAAAGATGCGTAAATGGGTAACAGATAATATTGACGTAGAATCATCAAAGTTATTTAGATTAATTTATGATAACATGTCAACTTATGTAGAGCCTTCAAGTATTCCACAATTGGTGCTTATACTTGCTGACTATTCATATAAAGATAGTTTTGTTGCAGATCATGAATTGAATGTAGTGGCATGTATGACTGAGATTATGTCACAAATTAATTTTAAATAGGAGACTTATGGTACAGGAATTGGCAATGTACGGACAGATAATTACAACAGTGGGTATAGTTATGATACTGTGGCAGCTAGAAAAGGCTGGCAGATTATTACAACTAATGAGTAAATTCTTAGCGGAGGCAGTAGAAGAGCATGACAAAAATTAATATTAGTGGCAATAATCTATATGAAGATCTTAAAGATTTCTTAAGTGATGAAATCATTGAAGTAGCTTTTACCAAAAAGAATGGTGAAGACCGTGTAATGAAATGTACACTTATGCCTAAAGAGATCCCTGCTGAAATGACACCAAAGAATATTGGTAATCCACCAGATGAAGAGAACAGAGACTATCTAAATGTCTTTGATGTTGAAGCTCAAGGCTGGAGATCATTTATTTTATCTAGTGTTAAATATGTAAAGACAAATCTCAATGAATCCGTTTGAATTAATTAAATCTATATCTAGTACAAAGAAGGATATACTTGAGAATGAGAAAGACTACAATGCCTTTATGGTGAATCGTGGTCTTTCATATTTCCCTGATACTGTTATATACGCTAACGAAATGAATAGGTTTCACCACCTGGATAGCCGTCTACAGTATCAATTTCTTATAAATACTATTAGAAAACGTAATCGTTTTTCTAAGTGGAACAAGTCGATTGAATCTGATAATATCAGTGCTATAAAGCAATATTATGGTTATAGTAATGAAAAAGCTCGTGATGTACTTCCGCTTTTAAGTAATGAAAATCTTAAATATATAAGAGGAAGAATACAGCATGGCGGAATTCAACGATGAACTGGTAAACTGGAAACCAGAGATGATGTTAGAGGTAATACTGGCAGAGCCAGATGATTTTCTAAAGATACGTGAAACTCTCACGAGAATAGGAGTAGCTTCTAAAAAAGATAATAAATTATATCAATCATGCCATATACTACACAAACAAGGTAGATATTTTATAACTCATTTTAAAGAGTTATTCTTATTAGATGGTAAACCTTCTAATCTCACAGAGAATGATCTTAAACGTAGGAACACAATTGTCAAGCTAATGGATGATTGGGGATTACTTACTACAGTTGCTCCAATTGGAGAGACAGCATCATTAAACCAAATTAAAATTATATCTCATAAAGATAAAAACGATTGGGAATTATGTCCCAAATATAATATAGGTATTAAGTAAAACCTGTATAAATAAAACTGAATATGCCTAACGGGTATTCATTTTTTTAACCTTGCTATAAAATAGGAGGACAATATGTCAAACTTAGCATTTAACTTCCCGAGAGATACATTCTTGGGATTCGATCAACTCTTCAACACATTACAAAATACTAATCTAGAAACCGTTCGCGGTGCTGGATATCCCCCGTATAATGTAATCAAAAGAGATGACGGTCATTTTCTAATTGAGATCGCTGTTGCAGGATTTAAAAAGGAAGACATTGACCTAACACTTGAGAAAGGTATTTTAACTATCGCTGGTAAGAAAGCTACTGGTACAGATGTACGAGAGTATGCTCACCGCGGTATTTCTCAAAGAGCGTTTGAACGTTCATTTACTTTAGCCGACACACTTAAAGTTGTTGGTGCCGATATTGTAGATGGAATGCTTGTTGTTATTTTGGAGAACAATATTCCAGAAGAAGATAAGCCTCAAACAATCAATTTAGGTGACCTGCCGAAATCAGCGAAGAAGCTGTTACTAGGCTAAATACTAAGGAGCACATGGCATATTCAGACAAAGTTTTAGATCATTACGAAAACCCACGCAATGTGGGAACGATGGATCAACATGATCCTAATGTAGGTACTGGTATGGTAGGTGCTCCTGCTTGTGGCGATGTTATGAGACTACAAATAAAAGTAGAAGATAACATGGTTACAGATGCAAAATTTAAAACATATGGGTGTGGATCAGCAATTGCTTCAAGCTCATTGTTAACCGAGTGGGTAAAAGGTAGAACGGTAGAAGAAGTTCAAGCAATTAAAAATACTGAAATTGTTGAAGAGCTTCAGCTTCCACCAGTCAAGATACACTGTAGCGTATTAGCAGAAGATGCAATCAAGTGCGCAATCAAAGATTATATGAATAAACAACCAAGGAATCACAGATGAATGAAATTAGATTAGTTCGACTCACGTCGGGTGAAGAGTTATTATGTAAAAA